AATCTTAAAGGAAAGGATAAAACTTGAAAAAGATTCTAGCTAGCGCATAGTGAAATAAAATGATCTCGCGGTAGGCATATTTGCCACCGCTTTTTGCCTGAGAAGGCGTGATAATATCTAAAGCTTTTTATGAAGTGGTTGTCAATGTAAAAAGGGCAAATAGAGGTTCGACTCCTCTTAAGACTGGGTTAATCGCCAGAGTTGATAACTTGACCACTTCACCGAGAGCTTTTAAATGTGTTGTAGTAGGACGGGTTTGATTCCCGTAGAGTTCCCGCCGTAATAGATAGGGGGCACTCCATGCTGATAGGAAAAACAAGTCATGGCTACTACAACACTAAAAGAGCTTTACAAGATATATCATTCGCTCCTGCTCGAGACTTGCTCTTAGGAGCTTGTGGGCGCAATGGTGTATCGTCTAAAGTTCTTAAAGGGGTTAAGATGAAAAGAAAAATAGGCATTGTGATAAGAATAGGTTTTGCTATAGTGTTATTTAGCATGCCTTTCTTTTTCCTATTGGAGACGAAATGAGAATGAACTACTGGAAAGCACGTTTAAACGCTGTTTGGTGTGAGATATACTTTGAGTCGGCAGAAGAAGTGTTTGACGCATGGGCTGCTGTTAAGATTATTGAGAAGGGGAAGATATGAAAGCAATAAAAAAACAATTCACATTATTGGCACGACCTGCAAAAGTAGGTGAAAAAATTGAAACCACAGTAAACGGTGTAAAGGAAACTCAAAATACTGCAAAAGTAAATGACTACGTAATTACCGGTATTAAAGGTGAACAATACATCATCAGCAAAGATGTGCTAGTTAAGCGTTACGACATTGAGACTATAGACCATCCACGCAACGAGTACGACTATGTGAACATCACTACAAAACCAGTTGTAATAGATTGTAGTATCTGTGAAGAAGATATGACATTTACTGCTTCATGGGGCGAAGATATGGTTGCTAACACGGGTGATTTCTTAGTATATGAAGATGGAAAATTATCATACAGAATAGAAAGAGAAGTTTTTTTAAATACTTATGAATTGGAAACTAAATGAGCAGAAAGAAAAGACCATCATGGATTACAGACAAGATAGAAGAGGAGCCAAAGACATGCAAGGACTGCGCTATTGAGTTCCAGTGCGCTATATTAAAAGAGGTCAATAGACTATCGAAGGTAAAGGGCGGCAACAACGTGAACCATGAGTGGGGCTGTAATTGGTTGCAAGAGAAGGGTAAATAAAATGCTAATAGAATATAAAAATACATCAGAGTTAATCCCATACGCAAACAATACAAGAACGCATAGTGATGAGCAGGTGCAACAGATAGCATCAAGCATTAAAGAGTTCGGCTTCACAAATCCTGTCTTACTCGATGGTGATAATGGCATCATAGCAGGTCATGGGCGTATCATGGCTGCTAAACTAATGTCACTCGAAGAAGTCCCACAATCACATTAAAAGACCTCACAGAGGCTCAGGTGAAAGCTTATATTATTGCTGATAACAAACTTGCACTCAATGCAGGGTGGGATGAGGAACTGCTAAAGATAGAGATTAAAGGGCTGAATGACTTAGGCTTTGACATCGACTTGCTAGGGTTCAGTGCAGAAGAGTTAGACGACCTCGACATTGACTTCGATGCAGACGACTTGGAACTTGACGAAGATAAAGCGGATGAAGTGCCTGAGTTGGAAGAAAACCCTGTGATTAAGCTTGGTGACTTGATTGAGTTGGGGATGAACTTTCAGCATCGGTTGCTTTGTGGTGATAGCACGAGTGAAGATGATGTGGCTAAGTTGATGGATGGAAAGAAGGCTGATATGGTTTTTACTGACCCTCCTTATGGTGTGGACTTTCAATCAAACATGAGAACAAAATCAGATAAGTTTGATGTACTAAAAAATGATAATGTGTTTCTTGATGGTTGGATACCAATGGTGAAGAAGTATTCAAAAGGCTTCGTCTTTGTTTGGACTTCGTGGAAGGTAGTTAAAGAGTGGATAGAGATATGCAAGCCCATTGGTGATATGTCAAATATGATTATATGGTTCAAAGGTGGAGGTGGAATAGGCGATTTGAAAAAGACGTTTTCAAGTGACTACGAAATAGCTCTTGTATATCACAGAGGCACAGAGATAACAGGAAAGAGACTTGGTAGTGTGTGGCAAGTGTCAAAAGACGGTGCATCTGAATACAAACACCCAACACAGAAGCCAGTCGAGTTAATGGAGCAAGGGATATTCAACACTACGAAAACATCACAGTCTGTATTGGATTTGTTTCCAGGGAGTGGCACAACATTGATTGCTTGTGAAAATCTAACCCGTAAATGCTACGGAATGGAACTAGACGAGAAGTACGCACAGGTAATAGTGCAACGCTACTGCGACTACACAAGCATAGACACAATAAAGATAAACGGCAAAGAAGTATCATGGAGTGCCTACAAAGATGAAAACAGTGTGGATTGATGACATGGATTATCCTAAACCTGTGGAGGTGATGAGTGGCAAGGCCAAGTAAACACGACTGGGATGAGATAAAAAGACACTATCAAAGTGGTCTTTCTCAGAAGGAAATCGTCACTAAGTTTAAATGTCCTAAATCATCATTGAGTGAGAAGATAAAGAAGGATAATTGGGACATAAGCGAACTCGCAACATCCATAGTTCAGGGGAAAATAGAGGTTTCCGAACAAATTAACGAACTAGCCGAACAAGATGAGGAGTTAGCAAAAGTTGCACATGATATAGGAGAAGAGAGAGCCAAGAGTGTAGAGCTGATAAGAAACAGTGCAAAGTTCTTTTTAGGAAAGGCTGTAAACAAAGCTAAAGACCCATCTGTATCAATGGATGATCTATATAAGGGTTCAAAGATAGTTACAGAGACAGGAATGAATTTGGGCGTTATTGATAGACACGCTCCGAAGGGCGATGTAAACGTGCAGAACAATCAAGCCATACAAGTAACAAAACTAGAGCGAGTAGTAATTGACTCTACAGATTAATACCCCTAGATGGTCATTGCCACTATTAACCCCTTCAAGATACAAAGGCGCTCACGGTGGACGTGGTTCAGGTAAATCACACTTCTTTGCAGAGATGCTAATAGAACGCTGCATAATGGAAAAGACCGATGCTGTATGCGTCCGGGAAATCCAAAAATCTTTAAATCAATCAGTCAAGAAACTACTCGAAATTAAAATAGAAGCTCTTGGCGTTGGTCATATGTTTGAAATACAGCGTGATAGAATCATAGGCAACAACGGCAGCCTTATTATCTTCCAAGGTATGCAGAACCACACAGCGGATTCAATCAAGTCATTAGAGGGCTATGATATTGCATGGGTAGAAGAGTCTCAAACACTCAGTCAATATAGCCTTGATCTTCTACGTCCTACAATCCGAAAAGAAAAATCAGAGATATGGTTTACGTGGAACCCTTTTGATGATAAAGACCCAGTTGACCAATTCCTAAGATGTGATAACCCGCCGCCCGATTCAGTAGTGCTACAAGTAAACTACATGGATAATCCGTGGCTTCCTGATGTTCTAAAAAAGGAAATGGAGTACGATAGAAAGCGAGACTTTGATAGATACCGTCACGTATGGCTAGGTGAATATTCTTCAAGCCTTGAGAGCCGTGTATTTAAGAATTGGTATGTTGAAGATTTTGAAGCTCCTAATAATGCTGAGTTTAGGCTAGGTGCAGACTGGGGCTTTGCTAATGACCCGACAGTGTTAGTGCGCGCTCATATCATAGGTAGAAAGCTTTACATAGATTACGAGGCTCATATGATAGGCTGTGAGATAATGGACACGCCTACTCTGTTCATGTCTGTTCCTGATGCAGAGAAATGGCCTATAGTTGCTGATTCAGCACGCCCTGAGACCATCAGCCACATGAGAAAAAACGGGTTTCCAAAGATAATGACATCGATTAAAGGCCCTAAGTCTGTTGATGAAGGTGTGGAATGGTTGAAAACTTTTGATATAATTGTGCATCCAAGGTGTATTTACACCATAGAAGAGCTAAAGATGTATAGTTATAAAACAGATTCATTAACAGGTAAAGTCTTACCAATACTTGAAGATAAATATAATCACATCATAGATGCTTTAAGATATGCGTGTGAAGGTGCGAGAAGAGCGCAAAACCAAGTCAAGAAGAAAGTAGTCACCCCGCTACCTTCTGCAAATTACTACAATAGGATGTAACATGACAAAAGAAGAAAGACTAGCCGGAATCCACGACGAAGCCAAAAGAGAGTTTGATAATATCCAATCAGCTCTAAAAGATGAGCGCGAACAATGCTTGGAAGATAGACGTTTCTATTCTATTGCAGGCGCTCAGTGGGAAGGTGCGCTTGGCGATCAGTTTGCGAATAAGCCCAAGTTCGAGGTAAACAAGATTCACCTATCTGTTATGCGTATCATCAATGAGTACCGCAATAACCGCATTACAGTTGACTTTGTATCTAAAGAAGGTGCAGAGCATGACCAACTAGCAGACACTTGTGACGGCCTTTACCGAGCAGATGAACAAGATAGCGTTGCAGATGAAGCATATGACAACGCATTTGAAGAAGCTGTGGGCGGTGGGTTTGGTGCATGGCGTTTACGTGCTGATTATGAGGATGATGAGGATGAAGAGAACGAGAAGCAGCGCATTAGAATAGAACCTATCTTTGATGCTGATAGTTCAGTATTCTTTGACCTAAACGCAAAACGTCAGGATAAGTCTGATGCAAAACGTTGTTTCGTAATCACATCAATTACTATGGGTGGATACAAAGAGAAGTATGATGATGATCCTGCAACATGGCCTAAATCAGTTGAGCAGCATGAATTCGACTGGACTACACCAGACATTGTTTATGTAGCTGAGTATTATAGAGTTGAAGAAGTAAGTGAGACATTCAGAATCTTCAAGACGCTGAATGGTGATGAAGAGAAGTATTCAGAATCAGACTTTGAACAGGATGAAGCATTAGAAGAAATGCTATTGGCTACAGGTGCGGAAGAGACCAGACAGCGTAAGGTCAAGAGACGCAAAGTGCATAAGTACATCATGAATGGCTCAAAGATCATTGAGGACTGTGGATATATCGCAGGCAAGAACATCCCTATTGTTCCTATGTACGGTAAGCGCTGGTTTGTTGACAATGTAGAACGCTGCATGGGTCACGTTAGACTAGCCAAGGATGTGCAACGTCTAAAGAATATGCAGTTATCAAAGCTTGGTGAATTGAGCGCGCTATCTTCTACAGAGAAGCCCATCTTTACTCCTGAACAAATGGCAGGGCATGCAGAGATGTGGGCTGAGGATAATATTAAAGATTACCCCTACTTGCTACTAAATGGAATCACAGACCAAAACGGAAACGAATCGGTTGCTGGTGCTATCGGTTATACTAAACCGCCGGCAATCGCTCCGGCTATGGCTGCACTGTTGCAACTTGTAGAAATAGATATGAAAGATGTTCTAGGCAATCAAGAAGCTGGAGAGGCTATCATCTCAGGTGTTAGCGGTAAGGCCGTTGAGTTAATCCAAAGCAAGCTTGATATGCAGACTTACATCTATATGTCGAATATGTCTAAAGCGGTGCAGCGTTCAGGTGTTATCTGGTTGAGTATGGCTAAAGATGTGCTTGTAGAACGAGGGCGCAAAATGAAATCTGTAGGCTCTCAAGGTGAGATGAGTACAGTTGAACTTGGAAAGCCTATGATGGGTGAAGGCGGTGAGGTTAAATACGAGAATGATCTTAGTGAAGCTAGATTCGATGTAGCTGTAGATGTCGGCCCTTCATCATCAAGTAAGCGCGCGGCAGTAGTTAGAGAACTTACGGGCATGATGCAATTAACCACAGATGCAGAAACAGCACAAGTGCTAGGCGCTATGGCAATGATGAACATGGAAGGTGAAGGCATTAGTGAAGTACGTGATTATTTCCGTAGAAAACTTATTAAACTCGGTGTTGTTAAACCTACTGAAGAAGAAGGTCAGAAGCTACTAGAAGAGCTACAGAACCAAAAGCCAGACGCAAATACTGTTTACTTAGAAGCAGCAGCACAAAACGAGGAAGCCAAAGCAGATAAAGCCAAAGCCGATACAATCAATACATTAGCCAAAGCTGAAGAGACTCAGGCTAAAACCGCTGAGATATTAGCAAACATGAGTAGAGAAGATAGAGAAGAGGTTTTGAAAATGGCTAGAGAGATGCAGGAGATACAGCAATAATTATTTGTTTTATAAATATGCTATAATATTAACAATGGTAATCCATCCGCCGACAAAGGGTGAGAAAAAAACGGAGTTACAATTATGGCAGTAGAAGAAGAAAACGAAAACGTCTTGGACGCTGAACAATCTGAAGGGATTGAAGTTGAAAATACTATCAAGGAGAATGTGGAACCTGAAAAGGCAGAAGCAGATGCCGAAGAGAACATTGACGGCAATCCTGAAGCAGGAACAGAAGAAGATGATGAAGTCGTTGTGACAATCGGAGAGGATTCGCCACCTCAAGAGGAAGAACAGAAAGCGCCCGAATGGGTTAGAGAGTTGCGTAAAAGCAATAGAGAGTTGCAGAAGGAAAACAAGGCACTAAAAGCAAAGCAAGAGACTGAGACTACAGAGAACAAGCCTGTAACATTAGGTAAGAAGCCGACACTTGAAGAACTTGATTACGACTCAGACGCGTATGATCGTGAACTATCTGCATGGTATGAAAGAAAACGTAAACATGAGGATGCGGAATCAGCAAAGAAATCTGAACAAGAAGAACAGAATAAAGCATGGCAAACAACTGTAAATGGTTATGAAGATGCGAAAAAGGTTCTAAAGGTTCGTGACTTTGAAGAGGCCGAATATACTGTTCAAGAGACTCTTTCAGACACTCAACAAGGTATGATTCTGCAAGGCGCTGATAATGCGGCACTTGTGGTTTATGCGCTCGGAAAGAACCCCAAACGGGCGAAAGAAATCGCCTCAATTAAAGACCCCGTGAAATTCGCCTTTGCGGTTGCTAAACTGGAGACAACATTGAAAGTAAACAGCCGTAAGACACCACCACCACCAGAAAAAACAGTTTCAGGAACGGGCAGTTTGTCCGGCACTGTGGATAAAACGCTAGATAGACTAAGAGCAGACGCACAGAAAACGGGCGACTTCTCCAAAGTAATAGCGTACAAAAAAAGCAAAAAGGCATAAAAAATGGCAAATGGTTTCAGTAAAGAAGAGATTGTTGCGTTTGAACAAATCTGTGAAGGTTTTGAAGATGCACTGGTTCTCTCAAAGAACGTAAGTAAGTACAACACGGACGGAACAAGCATGGAGCGCTCAGGCGATACGATTTGGAGACCAATGCCGTATATTGCACAGTCTCATGATGGTACTGATGCAACATCTAACTTCGGTGATTCAACTCAACTATCTGTACCTGCGACACTTGGTTATAGTAAGCATAGTACAGCTACTCTTGACGGTAAAGAACTGCGAGATATGCTACAAGAAGATCGTCTTGGTCAAGCAGCATATCAAAAACTAGCATCTGATGTTAACGTGGCAATTATGAGTGTTGCAGCAGCACAAGGTACTTTAGTTGTTCCTATCGCAGCAGCAGCAAGTGGTTATGGGAACATTGCTGAGTGTGATGCGGTAATGAATGAGCAGGGCGTAATGATGTATGATCGTTTTGCAGCTCTTTCTAGCCGTGACTATAACGGAATGGCAGCAGACTTAGCGGGTCGTCAAACTTTCACAGGTAAACCAACAGACGCTTACGAGAAGTCTTTTGTAGGTGAGGTTGCAGGATTTAACACACATAAGCTAGACTATGCAAATCGTCTGTTAGCAGCTACAGCAACAACAGTTACAATGTCAGCGGCAGACCAATATTACACGCCAGCAGCTACAAGCACAGCAGCAACAGGTGAGACGGCAAATGTTGACAACCGTTACCAAACTATCTCAGTAGCTGTAACGACTAATACTATTGCAGTAGGTGATTGTTTCACTATCGCAGGCGTTAATGCAGTCCACCATATTACAAAGCAAGATACAGGCCAGCTAAAGACTTTCCGTGTTATTGAGCTTGTAACAGGTGCGGGTGCAACAGGTACTATTAAAATCAGTCCTCCAATCATCTCAGCAGGTGGCGCAACAGACGCAGAGAAGCAGTACCAAAATGTTACAGCAACTCCAGCAAATGGTGCAGCAATCGTGTTCTTGAACATCGCAGCAACTTATGTTAACCCATTCTGGCAGAAAGACTCTATCGAGATTCTTCCTGGTAACTATTCTATTCCAACAGATGCAGGTGCGTCAGTAATGCGTGCAACAACAGAGAACGGCATTGAAATCGTAATGCAGAAGCAATTCGACATTAACACGATGAAAACAAAGTTCCGTTGGGATGTTCTATTTGGGGTTGTTAATAAGCAACCAGAGATGAGCGGAATTTTGCTGTTCAGCCAAACATAATAGTGAGGGGTAATTAATGTCAAATTTAATTTACCCCGGCGGAACGGTTACAGTTACCGTTCCTGCTGGGGAAAAGATAGCAATATCTTGTAAAGACGGGACAGTAATTGTTTTTTATTCTACTTTTCCCGTAGGCTCTCCTGAAGCATTTTATGAGCATACAAGAATTACTAATGCAGAAACAGTGCTAGGAACTTTCGCATCCGATGTCCACATTAGAATAGATGCAGGGTTGACGAATGTTTCTTATGCTATAGGAACAAATCCTGCAATTATTGAGGATAAGGGAATCACGCGAAGCACTATTGCTGACACAGGCACATTGACAGTCCCTCAACATCAAGGACTTTGTGTTTATCAAGATGCAAGTGTTGCAGCTGTAACGATGACAACTTTAACAGGCACAGAGCTGGCAGCAGCATTTACTGATATTGATATTGGGGAAGGTGTTCCGTTATATCATGTATCTAATCATGCAACAAACACTTCTACACTTGCAGTCGGTGTTGATGTAACTCTCATTGGAAGCGGTGCTGTAACAAGTACAGGTGGACAATATCAGTTAATCAAGACAGCGGCAACTACATTCGACTTAGTAAGAGTTGGATAATTTTAAGGGGTTTGACCCCTTTTTTATAAAAAGGGTATAATATGCCATGTAAGAAAAAAGGCTCAACAAAGAAGCCTAAACCAAAAAAGCGTAAAGGTTATTAAAATGAGTGTAATGCTATATAAGAAACCCGGTAAGCACAAAATGCACGGAGATACATTTGATTACATCGTAGTTGATGAGTCAGAAGTTGAACAGTCAACGAGTCAAGGATGGTGCAAAACAACCACTGAGGCTAAAGAAGCATATCTTGATAAAGA